CCCCAGCCGTCAATACCGTGGCGCTGTACTGCCCTGGGAAAAGCAACTGATGGATGCGCTGGGCATGAGCCCAGAAGAATATGCCTGGTACGCAAGCGAAGTAGCAAATATTAGGCCTGAGCGTGGTGAAGCATATGACCACATCCCGCATGTGGTGTGCATACCGCTGGTGCCGCTGGCAATGACTATTGTTGGCGCAGGGCTTAGTTATGCCGCGTCTGCGCTAGCACCCAAACCACGACTGCCCAAGCAATCGGACCCAGCGCAACAAGCATCAGACATTACTGGCGCCAGCGTAAATGCTGAAAACCGTTTCACCAACGTCAACGGCTTTACCTCCGTCCAGCCACTTGCACGACTGGGCGAAATCATGCCGTTGGTTTTCGCCAATCGCCAGACAGTAAATGGCAAAGCCTATGGCGGCGTCCGTGTAGAAACCAAACTGCTGTGGTCGCAACTGCTGAGCCAAGGCGATGGCCAGGAACTGCTGGCCTTGTTCCTTGCCAGCGCTGGCACGTTAGCCACTGCATCTATCCCGGATTTTGATGGCTTTGCCATTGGTGACAGCTTGTTGCGAGGCTATCAATCCAGCAAGTTTGCCGTTTACTTCCAGCGCGGCCTGCCAGGCGAAGGACGGATCACGCCACCAGACAAAATTGCCGGTGATTTAATTGCCCGTGGTTCAGACGTATTCCAAGCTGAGCTAGGCAACAGCGGCCTTAAGTCCATATTCAGTGGCGTGCGTGTGCCTAACACCATGACCACGTTTGGCATATCTGAGCCATTGCGTAACGCCCAGTCATGGCGGTTGCCATTTAAGCGCGTCCGCGTAGTACTAAATCCATTTATTAACCCTGGATCAGGCGGCAACCTTGCTGGAGCGCTGCAAGAATACGCAAAAACCATAGAGACATTTAATCAAGCAAACTTAGAACGGATAAAAACAGAGAGCAACTACTCATGCCGCACCGGCGTAATGAAGGTAAACGGCACAACAGTAGGTTCTGGCTATCAAGATATTGCGACACGCGTAGGTGATATTATTGAGTTTAACATTTACGAAGGAAACACTCCTAATATATTTGGTACTTTTGGCGCTCAAGATATTGCAACAAAAGATGATAACTATAGGCAATCTTGCGATGATGCGTTAATTGTTGGCGAGACTTATTTGATTGGTGGCACCGAAGCTGTTTGTACTGGCTCGTCGCCTGAAACTAGGCTATGGGATACTTCAACCAGAAAAGTCTATTATTTTAAAGCCACCAGGGATGGCACCACGCGTATCGTATCCGAAGAGATTGCAATTCATGGTTCAGATTTTCGTGGCATAATTTTAGGCGCTCGCATCAATAGCTGGCTAGGCCCAACAATCTGCAAGGTTGCCATTGGTCACATCACAACAACACGCAAATTAGACCAAGTTGAGATTGGGATTAAATCACAAGTTTGGAAACGTTTTAGCGGAATTGCTAATTTCTCCAGCATTCCAGATGAAGGTACACTAACTGCGCTCGAAGGCGGCGGCGGTACTTTTAATGTTGGTTCTTACAGCGACTACGGATTGCGTTATTCCTTTTTTAGGATTCAAATACGAGAAAAAGGCACTACGGAATGGATCACGCTAGAACCGCAAGCTAGGGCGCCATTCTGCGTAAAAGGTCGTACACCAGTGGATCAGTTTAATTTTGTACGCATTAGATTTCCAAACACCAATATTCAATATGAAATTAGATTTAGGCCTGTATCCGGTGGAGCGTATTTAGCATATAACTATGCAAACAATATTCCAGTTTGTGTATTAGATGCACGATCAGGCGGTCCGCTTACTCACACAGTAAGTAGCCCGCAGCTTGGTGAAATTACAGTTAATTATGTTGGATACAGAGAGCAAATAACACAAGCATCTGCAACCAATAGCGTGATGTTTTACGGCGCCAAGCCGGTGCTTGGTGTTGTTGATGGCTTGCAAGCTGTTCAATATATAACCAGTGGATCACTTAATGCCACAACATTTAGCACAACCGGCGGCTCTGGATCGGGCTTAACGTTGACCGTATATTCCGGCGTAAACGTAACGGAAGATCCAGTGGGGGCAGTAATTACTGGTTTTTCCACCAGATGGCTGCATCAAGACGTAATGAAGTTTTCTCCGCCGTCAGGGCTAGGCGAGGCAGTTACCGGCGACGTTGTATTCCAACATGAGTCATCGCGCGACCCTTGGGGCAATCCTTACACAGTTACGGTAAGGATGACACTAAGATCCGAAAATCTAGACGATTTTGGTCAAGGTTATACTGGCCTTCCATATATGTGGCGTAATGCCAATCTTGCTGGATCAATTGTCACCATTGTTAGCACTAGCGCTCAAATGGATTTGGCGCCTGGCAAGTATGTAGTTAATAAGCCATCAAATTCCGCGACGCCATCCAATGGAACGGTGCAAGCATCAATAAACGTAACGGTTACCCAGCAAACAATTTATACCGCAACTGTCGCTGTAGCCAGTGGCGGATCAGGCTACAGAGTAGGCGATGCGGTGCAAGTTGCTGGAGCGCCCATATCGCTTCCGGTGATTCGTGTTGGCTCAATTTTTACAGCCAACGCTGCTACACGCATTGCAGAGGATTTTGACGCAATCACCGACGTTTACTTATACGACCAGCAGGAAGGCAGCCACCAAAATGGACCCGAACATCAAATCGCATATGTAAACGAGCAACGTCGCAATTACAAAAATGGGCAATTTGGTCCTGAAGAATTTGCTCCGCAGTATGACCGTATGGCCATGATTGGCCTGCAGTTGCGAAGTGGCAAGGAATGGAACGACTTCAATAACCTCACCTATTACGCAAAACAAGGCCGCGAAGTTGTGCGGATGGTCGATCCAAACACAGGAGACACCAACGGATATAGTCCTTCAACACTGCCCGCCGGGCCATCACATCTATTTCCGGAAATCCTACGCAGCCTACTGCGGTCCCCGCTGACTGGTGCGTCAAAGCTGGTTCCAGAGGCAATGATCGACTGGCCTGGTTTCCAGGAAGCTTGCAAGACCTGCATAGCTAATAATTGGTTCTGGGATGGCGTCATCGCTTCGCCAGTCAACGTCCGCGAATGGGCATACGAAACAGCGCCCTATTTCTTCTTAGATTTCTTGATACTGGGCGGCAAGGTTTCGCTGCAACCTACATTTCCAGTCGATCCAACCCAAGGGCTAGCCGGTTATTCATTGGCTGGGGCGTATGACCGGTTGCCGCGTATTTCTGCTTTGTTCACTGACGGCAACATCGTTGAAGATTCGCTGCAAGTTAGCTGGTATCCATCAGAGCAACGCACAGCCCCGCAGGTGCTTGTGACTGTTAGAGATGAAGTTGAAAACGGCTTCGCTGAAACCCGCAATATTCTGGTTCGACTGGACGTGCCGGATTCCGCCTCAGCGCCGGTAGAAGCGGTTGATTTTACCGGCTTCTGCACTAGCGCTCGCCATGCCGTTGATTTTGCCAAGCTTCTGATCCAAACCCGGCGCTATGTGACGCACACAGTTACATTTAAGACATTCCCCGAAGGGCTAGCCCTAGCCCCTGGCGCCTATTTCAAGCTTGCCAGCCAGGCGCGGCATGTTGATCAATTCCAAAACGGCTATGTGCTGGATGATGGCCGTGTAGTAACCAGCACTGAAATTACCGGATCCAATTCCGTTTATTGGTGGCGGTCTGGCATGGCCGAGGTTTCCATTGGCACTTTGACCGTAGACGGCAACGGTTACGCAACGGATAACAAGTTTGCTGGTGCGGTCTTTACCGTCTACTCAGATGCCCGGAGTGCGCGGGTGTATAAGGCAGAGCTAATCTCCTATGATGAGGAAGGCATGGTGGAGATTACCGGCACCCACGTTCCAGTGACTGACACCGGCAAAATAGTCTACTTAAATTTGGACGAAAGTTTATTTGAGATCGAGAACGAACAATGAGCTACACCGGGCCACTTTTCCCCAATATCGCCGCCAGTAGCAGGTCGCTGACGGTTGGCGATTACCCCGGCTCGTCGTTTCGGTCTCAGAATGGTGCCGAGGTACGCGTCCAATATGGCAACCGCCGCGTAGGCACCGAATTAACGTTTAGTTTTGACAATATCACGGATGCTAACGCTGCCTTAATCCACGATCATTACAACGACTGCCGTGGAACGCTGGGGGTTTTTGGCGTTGACCGCGCATCGCTAACGCAGCAGGGTAATCCTGGATTCCACGACGGCACCACACCGCTCAGCACAAACAACCGATTTTCTGCTGCGCCGTGGGGTTTGCGCTACCGCTATGCCGAGCCACCGCAATTCACTAGCATCAAGCCTGGCCGCATGTCGGTTACGGTAAAATTAACTGGGGTACTGGACGCATGACTTACTACAGCGGCAAAAACGGCACCCTGACCTATAACGGCAGTTCAGTCGCCAAGGTTTCAAATTGGAGTTTCTCCAGCAGCGTTGACACGCTAGAAACCACAGCAATCAGCGATTCCGAGCGCTCTTATGTGCCAGGGTTACGGCAAGCCACTGGATCAGCCACCATTTTTTACTATGACGATGCTCCCAAGCCGTTGCTGGAGCGGATCATCGGCACAAGCGCCATTAGTGAATCTGATATTTTATCACTCAAGCTTGGCTGGGGCAGCAAATACGTACAGGGCAATGTGATCATCACCAGCGGCGAGCTTAACTGCGCGGTGGGTGAGGTAATGCAAGCCACAGTCCAGTTCCAATTTACTGGGGCAGTTACTGGGGTGAGCTTGTAATGGCGGTTTACCTGGGCAATGCCGGTCATGTTGAGCTGATCCGCAGCGGTGTTGCGAATGCCCTGCAGGGCAATATGGTGAATGCTTACGTTAATACATCCAAGGGTGCATTTTCCTTTGACTTCCAAATAGGAACCTTGCTGACTGGGGACTTTGTTGAATTTCGTACTACAGACGGCACAGACCTTAGCTTTGTCGCCGCCAGCGGCTGGGATGACGCCGCCCAGCACCCCTTTGGCAATTGGTACATCAATGTCGATCAGGTAGGCAGCATCAGGCTGTATCGCACCTTTACCGATGCGGTAGCCGGTGAATCCACAGGCCGCGTGTCGCTAGCCACGATTTCGCGCACCATCCCGATCAGTTGCTCAGTGGCCAATACGGTGCCCAGAACACTAGGGCAGGTGGTGAGCTATGAGCTAACAACTGACCGCGAAACCGTTGACACCTCTAGCCTTGGCGACGAATTTCGCAACCAGTACAGCACCATGATCACTGGCAGCGGCCAGTTTGATTGCCTGTTTGATTACCGCTATGCCAGCAGTTCACGGTATCCAGCATCAGCAGAACTGCCGATATACCTGCATAATTTGCTGTTGCGGCAGCAGTTTGGCGCTGAATTTACTGCCAAGCTGTACATCATAGGCAGCGGCTATGGCCAAGGCTCTGATGCCGATAATGATTCGGTCTGGCATGAGATTACCGGTATCGTCACCCAAGCCGGGATCAGTTGCGATAGCAATGACGTAATGCGCTCCACCATTCGGTTTGTCACCACTGGCGAGATCAAGTTGAGAGTTGCCACGGTAACGCCCAGTTATCTACTGCAGGAGTCCGGCAGTAGAATCAAACTACAGGACAGCAGTGGATTCTTGATCCTGGAGGATAGCGACTGATGGCAGACCTCAAGATCACAGAACTCCCCGTATTAGCTGGGGCGGATCTAGCAGCGACCGACCCGCTGGCCGTAGCAAGTCTTGCTGCCAGCGAAACCAAAAAGATTACCGCCAAAGCGTTCACGCAAAAAGCCGTCACACTGATTGACGACGCCTCGATCCCTGTTGCCAAGGTTAATCTCAGCGGCATCAGCGGCACCAACCTTACGGATGGCACGGTAACAGCCACCAAATTAAACACCAGCACGATCCCGGCCACCGGCGGCCTAGCGGTATCGAGCGGCAACCTAGGGTTGGTCGCGCCTACTAGCCCAATTGTTCGTAATGGCGCCACCGGTTCGCTAGAACACGCAACCAGCGGCGTAACCGCAGGCACCTATACCAAGGTGACGGTGGACACTAAAGGCCACGTTACCGCTGGCACGTCAGTCGCAGCAGCAGATTTACCGATTGCGGTTAGCGGCACTGTTGGCGTTATGTCGCCCGGCACCGGCCTAACCGTGACCGGCGGTGGCGTACTCAACCACAGCAGCAGCATTACCGCTGGAACGACCAGTGGATTTACCTACAACGCACAAGGCCATATCACTGGCGCGGTCGCACTTGCTGGGGCAGATTTGCCGGTTGCAACCAGCAGCGTTATTGGCGGCACTCGGCCTGGCACTGGTTTAACCGTAGACGGCAACGGCATTTTGAGCCTAAGCGCTGCAACCAACAGCGTTCTAGGTGGCGTGATCGTTGGGTCTGATTTTTCCGTATCCACTGGCACCATATCGCTTGCAACTCAAGGCGGACTAAGCGCTGGTCAGTACACAAAGATCACGCTCAATTCCAAAGGTGTTGCCACAGCAGGTACTGTTTTAGTTGCTGGCGATATTCCGAACTTAGACGCCAGCAAGATCACGACCGGCTCACTTGATATTGCGCGTGTTGCTAGCAACACCGTTACAGGCGCCAAGCTAGCAAATTACGCCATTACCAAGATTGGCGACACACAGCCAACTGCCGACCAAATTGGGCAGTTCTTCTTTAATCCGCTAAGCCGCGACTTGTTCCTCTGGGACGGCAACGTATTCCAGCCGATTGGTATTTCAGTTGGTGAAATTGTTTTCGCTGGCACGTTTGACGCCTCAGCAGGCGGCGGCACCGGTCACGTTGCGTCAGTTACAGCAGAAGGCACTGCCATTGGCTTGGTGGAAGGCTCGCCATTGCCTGCGGCTGCTACTGCCAATAACCGCTACTACCTAGTTGTAAGCGAAAGCGGCACCATTACTAGCGGCAACGCGCCCAATGTTGCACTGGCGCCGCCTGACATCGTGCTATCGACTGGCATCGAGTGGACAGAAGTCGATGTATCGCAAACATTCACCAGCGTTAGTGCATCGCAAGTTGCATTTACGCCGGAAGGCACAATCGCAGCAAATAACGTTCAGGCCGCAATCGAGGAAGTAAACAACGAAAAGCTAGGGCTTGCCGGTGGCACGGTAACAGGCAACTTAGAGATTGGCACTGCTGGTAGTTTGAGTTTTGAAGGCTCTACAGCAAACAATTTTGAGACCACGCTGGCGGTTGTCGATCCTACGGCTGATCGGACAATCACACTGCCAAATGAGACTGGTACTGTCATCGTCAGCGGCAACGCCTCGATTGTCAATGCCGACATCAATGCCAGCGCTGGGATTGCCTACAGCAAGCTCGCCACACTAACCAGCGGCAACATTCTGGTTGGCAATGGCAGCAACGT